TCAGAGTAGGTTCCCCGCCGCGTTTGAGAGACGTCAGGCCAGTCGCTGTTGCGCCAGTTGACCCCATGGCTGGCCTAACTAAATTGCAAATTGCAGACGTAAATACGCTGCGCAAATCCAAATACACGATAAAAGATGCGATTGCGATGGTCACTGCTACCAAGGTCAAAGTCAGCCTTTCCGCGCCAAGCAAAAACGCGGTGCGCGCATGACCGCCTTCACAGCCACGGCCAATGGCGGAAACATCACCTTAGATGGATTGTGGATTGATACTTTCCCCGCGCATGACGCAGAACGCCGTGTCGCATTGTATGAGCGCAAGAGCGCCTGGCCGGGATACACGCAAGCGGCAACGGCGCTGCGCAAGGCAATCAACGCAACAGGGGATGCAGGGAATGACTGACACACGCCGCGCCACTATTGCCGCGCTGCAAGGCAAGCCCGCCGACATCCCGCTGTTGATCGCCAACGCCGCGCTATGCCGGGAACATACGCCGCTGGCATTGCGACAAGCGGCCATAGCGCTTGGGGTGCTGGACGCAGTAGACGTCGCGTGGACGCCTTGGACGCCATGGAACAAGAAAGGCAAAGCATGATCAAATATCTAGGCTACGTTGCGGGCGGGCAATGCCGCGACACGCATGCACCCGTCGCGAAGGAAGAAGGCAAGCCCGTGCGGGTCAACTGGATCCGCAAGCAGTTCTGGGTTGTCGAGGAACTGCACCAGATGGGCATAACCGCCTGGTGCGGCAAGCGGATGGAGTTTAAGCGACTTTCGGGCGAACGGGATTGGACCGCGTTTGACGTGCCAGCCCTGCCGAATTACATCGTAATGGACCTAGACGATCACAACTATTTTGCGGCCACGCAGATTGAGCACCTGTCCAGCACGCTTATGGCCGTGTCTAAGCGTGATCTGATCGGCGGCGATGGCGTCCTTGGCCTGCAAGGATTCATGGATGACGCTGACAGCGATTATAAGGCCGCTCAGCGCATCAACAGTGCAAGCCGCGATGAGGTCACGCAATACAACGAGGGGCAGCGCCTGCGGGCGATTGGCGGGCCGCTCAGGGATATGCTGGTGACGTTTGAGCGGATGGTTGATGCTAACCGGGTTGCGGCAAGGACGGATCGGGGAATGCCGGTCGTGTTCGACGCGTTTGACGTAGAGGGCGCAGATTAATTCGTCTCGCATGTCGATTATGCTTGCGGCATGTGTCGCGTCACGCTATAAGAAGGCATAGCAACGAAGCACACACCGGAGACAAGCAAATGACCTTCACCGCACAATCAAACAAAGGCTCCTTGGACCTGACCAAATATGCAACGATTGACGATGCAATCGCACATGTCGACTCTGTTGCAAAAATCGCCCGCATTGACCGCCCCCGTGATGGCTTCGCAATGATCTGGTGCGCAGGCGGCACAGTCTACACAGTCAAAGCAGCGGCATCTGTGGCTGCCCCAGCAAAAGCCTCGCGGCCTTCAAATTGGGCTAAGCATGTTGCGCATTGCGCAGTGCACCATGAAGGCGACACAGACATGCCTTCGCAGTTCGCAAACCGCTGAACAAAAAAAGAGGTAAAGCAAATGACCAACGCAGCCACCACGTCCAAAGAAGTCCGTGCCGCTCACAAAGTTGCTGGCAATAAAGTTCGAATTAGCAATGACGGTAACGTCACATTCCGCCCCGAAGGAACATCAAAGTGGCTGGAAGGCCGTTGGGTCGAGGATTATCAACGCAATTATAACGGCAAGGTTCTGGCATAACCGCCGCAGAACTGAACACAGGAGACAAGCCAATGACTGACATTCCAAACAGCCGGCGCAGCCCAATGGAGCATGAGCGGGACATGCCGGATGCACAGACAGACGCGCCGACGTTGCAGGACCGCTTGCGAGGCAAGCCACTATACGCGCAATGCGGCGAGGAAAGCAATCTGCCGGATGACGCCGCAGACGCACTAGACGCCGCACAGGCCGAGATTGCCAAGCTGCGGTCGGCGTTGGCGGAACTGATGGGCTTGATGGATGCTGTTTGCGATGGGGACTACACCCCAGACAGCTTCACGACACAGCCAGCCCGCGCCGCCCTTGCGCAGGATGCAATCGAATGACCGCTGCCGAGCGCAACCGCCGCAAGCGCCGCCTAGAGGCCGCAGGGTTTAAAGCGCTGCCTACGGGGTGGGTGCCAGTGGCATACGCTGAGCGGGTAGCCGACCGGGTCGACGCATACGCCGCTGACGTAGACGCCGCCGCCGCTAAGGACTTGCCGCTAGGGCGGCCGAAGGCAAAACAAGGAATCACAAAATGACAGATCAAGAGCATGCAGACGAAATCAATCAAGCCGTTGCCGATCTGAACAAAGCAATACGAGGGGCTTCCAGCAATGGGTTGGGCGTATCGGTTTCAGCATTCGTTTACACACCAATGTTTTTTCCTTGCTGCGACTTCGTTAGAGTGGAGATTACCCGAACGATATGACCCGCTTGCGCACCCTGTCCGCTTGTGGTATCATCGCCGCATTCGCGCCCATATAGGGCATAAGTTGCGGCGGACCGGGACTACCCAGCCGCGCAGTGCAGTGATGCTTTATAGGCAAAAGCCAAACGAGCGTTACGGGATAATTCCGTCTTAAAGCGCGATTAAGCTATTCTAGCGCGGTGGGGAAGTAGCATCCCGCTTGGTTCATACCCAAGAGAGGCACAGGTGCAAATCCTGTCTGCGCAACCAAATAACACCCCCCAGGCCTCTCAACGATGCTCAATACCGGGGGGTTACTGACGACCAACAGGCGGGATGCCCTAACGATAGCAAAGGCGGGACGCCTGATGGCCATGACGCCAAAGCAAGCAAGGTTTGTTGAAGAATACCTAGTTGACCTAAACGCGACACAGGCCGCAATCCGCGCGGGATACAGCGCAAAGACCGCAAGATTCGTTGGGTGCGAAAACCTATCAAAACCCTACATAGCCGAAGCAATAGCCGCTGCGCAGTCGGAAAGATCGGCACGCACTGAGATAACGCAAGATTATGTCTTGGGCATTATCACAGAAGCGATTGGCCTTTCTCGATCAACTGACAATGTGATGGGCTTTTACAAGGGCGCTGAATTACTCGGCAAGCACCTTGGCATGTTTAACGGAGACACCGCACCGGACGCTGGACACATAACAGTTGTGATCAAGCGCGATTGATAGCGGCAAAATTAGGTAGTGTCTCACACATGAAACGGTGGCATTTTGACAACTGCAAGCACCAGAACAATAGCCCTGCTGCCACACCAGTTTGACCTGATCGAGGACACCACAACGCGCATCCTTGGGCTTGTGAGCGGCTACGGAGGCGGAAAGACATACGCAGTTGCCCGCAAGGCGTGCACCTTGGCGTTGTTGAACCCTGGGTCTGACGGGATTATAACTGAGCCCAACTTTCCGTTATTAACTCAAATCCTGATCCCGGAAGTTGAAGCAGCGCTCGAAGAGTTTGGCATTCCGTTTCACTTCAATAAGTCAGAGGTTATTTTCTACTGCACCGTTTCCGGCAAGCAGACACGGATCATATGCAAGAGCATGGAGCGTTACGACCGCTTAATCGGCGTAAACGCCGCGTGGGTGATCTTGGACGAATTTGACACGGCCAAGGCAGCCCTTGCATATTCAGCATTCGAAAAGCTAATGGGCCGCTTGCGGGCTGGCAATGTTCGGCAAATGGTCATCGTATCAACGCCGGAAGGCTTTAAAGCGATGCACCGAATTTTTGTAAAAGACGCAGGCGAAGGCAGGCGTTTGCTAAGGGCTAGAACTCAAGACAACAAGCACTTGCCGCCTGATTTTATCCAATCGCTTTTGGACACCTACCCCGACGAACTAATTAGCGCATACTTGGATGGCGAATTTGTCAACTTAACATCGGGCAGCGTTTACACGTCATATGACCGCGAAGTAAACCGCAGCCGCGAGACGCTGAAACCCGGCGAACCGATCAAGCTGGGGATGGATTTTAACGTCGGGAATATGGCCGCGTGCGCTTACGTCCTGCGCGAAAACGATTGGCACTGCGTGGACGAAATCAAGGGCGGGCGAGACACCCCGGCGATGATTGACACGATCAAAGACCGCTGGGCTGGACACCACGTTACGATCTATCCCGACGCCAGCGGCGCTAACGCCAGCAGCAAGGGCGCATCGATCTCTGACATCGGGCTGTTGCGCGGCGCAGGTTTTACAATCCGCGCCAAGCCGTCAAACCCCCGCGTTAAGGACCGGATCCTAGCCGTGAACATGGCGTTCCAGAACAAGCGCGTGTTTGTCAATCCGGATACATGCCCCGAGACTGCCCGTTGCCTTGAGCAGCAGGCATACGACGCGAATGGCGAGCCTGACAAGAAGACGGGCCTCGATCACCAGAATGACGCGTTCGGGTATCCGCTAGCGTATGAAATGCCCGTCGTGAAGCCCACATTTGAATCTCGGAGTTTACGTTTATGACCGCAGTCGCTGCAAGATCAAAAGCTGTCGCACAGATGGTGGACGCTTCCGCCCGTGGTCGCGCTTTGATGGGCGGCACGCAGGGCATGCGCCGCAAAAGCACAACTTACCTGCCAAAGTTCACGGCTGAATCGCAAGAGACATACGACGAGCGCTTGGCTATGTCGTGGCTGTTTAACGGCTACAAGAAGGCAATCCGCGACATGACTGGCCGGGTCTTTCGCAAGCCAGTTGAGCTTGCCGAGGAAACGCCAGACGACATTGCGGAATGGGCCAAGAATATTGACCTTGCCGGGCGGGACTTGTCCACGTTTGCGC